TATGTAACAGGAGTTCTTAGACCTGATAAAGTGGTAAACATAGAACCAGGTATAGACGAATTTGCCTATGCAACAGGTACGAGAGCAATCTATTTGGCGTGTGAACTCGGTGCAAAAGAAGTTTATATTATCGGTCATGATTTGTATTCAACTGATGAAAAAATAAACAATGTGTATGCGGGCACCCGTTGTTATCATAGTGAAGATTCGCCATTTAAAAGACCTGATAATTCAGCAAAAGATGATTTAAATCACTGGATTAAACAACATAAGAACACATTCGACACATTTAAAGACACAAAGTTTTACAAAGTAACCCCAAATGTTATTGGCACAAGTCCAATAGATGTTATAATACCAGAGTGGCATGACTGTAATAATTTAGAATACATTACACAACATGAGCTTGACAAACAATTCAAAGTATAGTATAATAGACCTATGAAAATGATAATCACACCTAATAAGTTTGCACTTCTTATTGAAGAAACAGTTAAGACTAAAAAGATGACCTACATAGATGCCATTCTTTGGTATTGTGAGAAGAACGGAATCGACCCAAGTGATTCTAAAAAACTAGTAAACAAATCATTAAAAGAGAAAGTTACTTACGAGGCACAAAATCTTAATCTATTGAACATAGATAAAGTGCCACAACTTCCTCTATAAGATAAGGACAATGAATGGTTTCGAAGTATATAAAGTCTATCTGGCAATCAAACTCCATTTCACAAGTAAAAACCAAAGCTATGACTTTCATAAGCACGGCGGACGAACAACTGCACGATTGGAAACATTTACTAAAAGAAGGGATAGGTATTTCTTTCATAAGCTTTCTAAATCTTATAACGATATCACTATTGTTGATTACTTTGTTAGCAACTTTGTTACTAATACTAATCTATGGGTTGGTGACATCATCGGTCACTCTGGTGACGAAAGCTATAAAGAATGGTCGAAACGAATAGAAGCGTTACACTATTATTATGAACAAGATATTGATTACATGATAGAACGAATGACTGCAAATAAAATGAGTTTTGATGATATATTCACATCTGTAAAAGGGCAACACCCACCGATACTCAAGATGGTTTTATCTAAAAAGATAAGTCTTGAAACATTTGTGATACTAGAAGATTTGCTTTCGTTCTCAAAACGATTAAATAAAGATATTTCAGAAACCGTGCTATGGCCAAAACTATACGAAAGAATAGTGCGATACAGACCTTTTCTCAAATACAATATCACAAAATACAAAATAACATTAAGAAATAAACTAAAGGAGTTATAATGGCAGAACAACCAGAAGCAACATTACCAGTAACATTAGTGCCTATAATGTTAGGTAACATGATTTTAAAATTCACACTACCTATGGAAATCATTGATAATATTAATATCGCATACGATAAAGCGGTAGACGAATTGCCATTACACAATAAATCACTTGCTGGTAAAATTCTGGAAGAAAAGTTAGTTGATAGTATAATGACTGACTATATGAAAGGTGCTTTTCTTTCTTGTTTTACACAATATACAAAACAAATTCAAAAGCCTTGGTGGGAATTAAGACTACAGGGTGCTTGGATAAATGAAATGAGGTCTAACGAATACAATCCTTTTCACTATCATGTAACAAAAGATTCTGATGTAGGTCTTTCTTCTGTGTTAATGTTAAAACGACCTAGTACTTACGGCGAAGAAGTTACAAATCCAGAGGATCCCTCAAACGGATACTTAGAGTTTGTTGGTGGCAATCAAGACCCACTTGGCATATATCAGTATAGAGTAGATGCTCAAGTCGGCGACTTCTTTGTGTTTCCTTACACTATGTTACATGGCGTTTACCCATTTAATGGCACAGAAGAAGCAAGACGAACATTATCTTACAACTGCGATTTACTAAAATTGCCACAGAAATAATGTTTAGATTAATAGGAATCTTTGTTGTAGTTTACTTAACGGTTATGATGATTCCGATAATATTTGGCATGTGTTTAGCTCCTCTATAATTGTGGTGAAAACGCTTGACAAAGGAAAGAAGTTAGTGTATAATATATACATATATCAAGAAACATGCGGAAGTAGTGTAAAAGCAACACGACAGGTTTCCAATCTGTAATCAGAGGTGCGAACCCTCTCTTCCGCTCCAATTTGAGATATATTTTCGTTATAAATATAAAGGTGCGATACATACAGCACAATACAATAAACATACAAATACAATAATACAGGAGAAACAAATATGGCAACAAGCCTATCAGCGTTAAAACGCTCAAACAACTTAGACACTCTTATGGGTGAACTATCAAAAGTTGCAGAACCCCAACGACAAACAAACTCATATCAAGATGATAGATTCTGGAAGCCAGAACTAGATAAGTCTGGTAATGGGTATGCTGTTTTTCGTTTTCTACCAGCAGTTCAAGATGAAGATTTGCCATGGGCAAGACTATGGTCCCATGCGTTTCAAGGTCCTGGCGGTTGGTTGATTGAAAATAGTTTGACTACTCTTAATAAGAAATGTCCTATTAGTGAGTCAAATAGTTTATTATGGAATTCTGGCGTTGAGGCAGATAAAGAAATTGCACGAAAGAGAAAGCGTAAACTTTCTTATACTGCAAACATTATGATTATTAGTGACCCTAAACATCCCGAAAACGAAGGTCAAGTAAAACTATATAAGTTCGGTAAGAAAATCTTTGATAAGATTACCGAAGCGATGAAACCTGAGTTTGAAGATGAAACACCGATTAACCCATTTGACTTTTGGGAAGGTGCAAACTTTAAACTGAAAATCAGAAAAGTTGATGGTTACTGGAATTATGACAAATCAGAGTTTGACAGTAAGTCTGCTATCGCAGATAATGACGAGTCAATCGAAGAAATATGGAATAAACAATTTCCATTGAAGCCATTTCTTGCAGACGAAAACTTTAAATCATATGATGAATTAAAAGCAAAACTTGATAAAGTTCTATCTGGCGTAAGGAATACTGGTACTGCCGAAGATGTTGCAATCCCACCTGTAACACAGACAGCAGCACCAGTTGTAGCAGAAACAGTAAGTTCCCCGACCCCTACTCCAGTTACTACTGCTGATGATGATTCAGACGAAACATTGAGTTATTTCAGTAAGTTAGCGGAAGAGGACGAGTAAACTCTCCACCTGTTTTCACTACTAAAGGGTTAGAAATTCGTTTTCTAACCCTTTTTTTGTCTAAATATTAACACTTATTATGAATGTAGTTTGAGATATCAAAAACAATATAACATAAAAGGAGAAAAATTTATGTGGAAAAATATAACGGATACGATAGGTAATATTACAACGGTTGCTGTACAACTAATTGGTTTATCAGTTGCACTAGAAGTAGTCTTTGGTTCAAATGTGCCATTCTTATCTTTAGGTGTTATTAGTAACATCTCTAGTATAGTCGGTACTTTGGGTAACGAAGGTCTAGTAGGACTAGTTACGATTGCAATTCTATGGTCACTTTGGTCTAAGAAGTAGTAATCTTTTAGTAATATAGAGGGGGCTTCGGTCCCCTTTTTTTGTGCCTATAATCCTTATAAATAGTAGTATGAAAACATTATTACAAATGCTTTTATTGATAGGGTTTAGTACCTCAGCAATATCAAGTAGTTTGACTTTTGACTTTAGTAATCCTGCGTTTAGTGGTATCGGATATTCTAGTCATGTCTTATCTATTGAACAGTTGCAATATCAAAGAGAGCAATCAAACAAAGACGATAAGACGGCTGCTGAAAAGGCGGCTGAACGAGCTGCTAAAAACACAACTCTTGCAAAGTTTGTAACGAATGTCGAGAGTCGTATCTTTGCTAATCTATCTAAACAGATGGTTGATAATATGTTCGGCACGAATTGTACTGAAGATACATCTACGACTGCATTAGAATGCCCACTTAGTGGTACTGCAACTCTACCTGATGGTTCGACTGTTGCATGGATTAAAGATGAAACAGCAGAAACGATTACACTAACTGTTACTGCCGCTGACGGCTCGTTGACTACTCTAGTTGTACCTGTTGGGGACTTTAAATTCTAATGGACTATTTACTACCAATCATATTATCTTTATTCGTAGCATCATGTTCTGTTCAGAATACAAAGGCGATAGAAGTAGAAATGCCTTTTGTACAAGGAACGCCAACGAAAGAATTACTACAAGATATGCCGCCACTTATTGGTATGCCGACAGACGGAAATGGCAACCCAGTAAAGATTACAGTTGCAGTTTATAAGTTTCCTGATTCTACAGGTCAAAGAAAAGCAGTCGGACTATCGACAGCAGTTTCACAAGGTGCAGATGTTTGGGTAATACAATCTCTGATGGCAGTTGCAAAAGGTAAATGGTTTACAGTTGTTGAGAGGGCGAGTTTAGATAACTTAATCAAAGAACGACAACTCATAAGAAGTACAAGAGAATTATATGATGGTGCAAGTGGAGTAGATTCACTACAACCCATGTTATTTGCTGGTCTAATATTAGAGGGCGGTATTGTTGGTTATGATACGAATACAACAAGTGGTGGTGCTGGTGCAAGGTTTTTAGGTCTAGGTGTAAACGAACAATATAGAACTGACCAAGTAACAATATCACTAAGATTGATTGGTGTGCAGACAGGAGAAATTTTATTAACTGTGTCTGCAACTAAGACAATCGCTAGTACTAGTAATGGTGCAGATGTGTTTAGATTTTTAGACTTAGGCACAAAAGCATTAGAGATAGAATCTGGCAATGCAGCAAACGAACCAGTAAATTATGCGATTCGTACTGCAATAGAGTATGGTGTCTTAGAGATGCTTTACGAAGGCAAAGAACAAGGACTGTGGGAATGGGCAGAAGTTGTTGTTGCAAAGGATAAAGACATAAATATATCTCAGGCTGATATAAAAAGTCATAGTCTGAGTAAACATCCGATTTCGGAGAAACAAGGAGAGTAATTTGAAAGCTTTAACTTTCTTTATTATGTTTCTGATGAGTATGTCAGCGATGGCATCAAATAAGATTTATGTAACACAGGCAGGTGCTTCATTAGTATTTAATGTGCTGCAAGATGGCGACGGAAACAAAGTCGGCAATAGCACAACGGCGTCTACGGCTTCGGGTTCAGCAACGAACTTTAATATTGACCAAATAGGTAATAGTAACTTACTGACATTTGATATTGATGGCGATAATTTTACAGGTACTTTTAGTACAACTGGTAATAGTAACAACATTGATTTCAATTGTGATAGTGGTTCTGCTACATCAGGTTGTGATAGTATTACAGCATCAATCACCTTTACAGGTAACTCACAAGATATTGATATTGATTTAGGTAATACTAGTTCAAAGTCAGCTGACAGTTCAACTGTTTCAATTACAGGCGCTTCGGGTACAGACAGTACTGTTGTTGCCGCTACGATTGATGGTACTAGTGCAATATTGACACTAACTATTGCTGGTGATTCAAACAACTACTTAATCAACATTGATGATAATGGTGATGTTAATGGTCATACATTGATTATGACACAGACAGGAATCACCGCTGATGTTGATGTCGTACAATCAGGCAGTTACGATAATATAGCAACTGTAACGACAACAGGCGATTCACAAAACTTAGATATCAATCAGACTGCTGGTGGCACAATTACTTTAGTGTCAACAGGAAGTACAGCATCGGCTGTTAAGACGATTAATATTAATCAAACAGGTCATGCAGTATTTACAACCGCAGGCGATGGACTTAATGGTGCTGGTGGTAGTTTCGATATAGACCAGACATCTACAGGTACAATATCTTTAGACCAAAATGGTGCAAGTGCGAATGTAAGTGTAAATCAAACAGGCACAGGAACAATCACACTTGACTTAGATGGTGCGAGTGGTACTTATGATATTGATTCACTTAATAATAGTACTATCACATTAACTCAAGACGGTGCAAGTGCGAACTACAACATCTTACAAACTGGTGGTAGTGGCGATACTCTGATTATGACTCAGAACGGCGCAAGTGCTGATGTAGATATTATACAACGAGATTAGATGTGAGAGTCTTTCTTATATTATGGTTTCTAACATTTTCATCATTCGCTAGTATTATTGGCGATGTTATCTTACACGAAGGTAATGCTGTTATTGAAAGAACAGATGGTGAAGATGTTGATTCCAAAGTCGACTTAGATATATTTTCATACGACACAATTAAAACAGGCAAAGGTAAAGTTGCGATTGAGTTTATAGATGAAACACGAGTAGATGTAACTCAACACTCAAAACTAATCATTGACGAATTTGTCTATGACCCAAATACAAAGACAGGTTCTCTTTCACTTAAATCGGTACTCGGCACAGTAAGATATGCTTCGGGTCAAATCGCAAAGACAAGTCCTACAAGTGTACAGATAAAAACACCGACTGCAACGATTGGTGTTCGTGGTACAGATTTCACAATGACAGTAGACGAGATAGGTAGTTCGACTATTATTTTGTTGCCGTCATGTGATACAAATGGTAACTGTTTTGTGGGCGAGATATCAGTTGAGTCAGATGCAGGTATGGTTATTCTTAATCAGGCATTTCAGGCGACTGTTGTTGATACGAGTGGTAGTCTACCATTGAAACCTGTGATTTTAGATTTAGACGAAAACTTGATTAACAACCTTTTGATTATATCTAAACCAAGAGAGATTACAGAGGCTATCGCCACAGTAGAACTAAACAAAGTTGCTACTGCTCTTGACATTGACTTTCTAAAGTTTGATGAACTAGAAAAAGATTACTTGGCAGAAATAGAAGATGATGCAGTATCATTACTTGATACTGATTTCTTAGACCAGAACTTCTTGGGTGATATTTTAGAACAACTCAATATACAGCTGGCGTTACAGATGCGTTCTGAGTTTGACAAAAAGACAAGTGCATATGAATTTAAGTTGGGTAAAGATAAAGAAACAGGTATCACAATACTCAATGAGGACCCAAACTGGTATTGGCACAGAGAAGGCGCAAGTGGTAGTGTTATTGAACTAAGACTCGAACAAGCAAATAGTTACATGATGAATATACAAATGGGCGATTTCGAAATAATAGATTTTGAACTAGGAGGAACAGAAAGTGTTATCAACATTATTCAAAGTCAGTAGTCTTATGCTGTTGTGTCTTTCTGTACACGCTGTTAATAATGAAATATACATTACTCAGGTAGGCACGAGTAATAATCTCACAGTAGACATTCTACAAGACGGCGATGAAAATGAAGTTCGTTTGTCTGTATCACACGACAATAACAGTCTTGACATTGACCAAATAGGAGACAACAATAAAGTAAGTTGGATTTCATATTGGGGAACTGGTTATGGTTGGGGTGGCGATATAGATGGTTCAAGTAACAACATAAAAATTGAACAATATAATACACTAGGCACAGATAATAATGTAGTAGGAATGCACATACGAAGTAGTGATAATAATATACATATTTGTCAAGGCAAAACATTTACTGATGCCAATGACTCAACTTGTGAATCGAGTGCAACAGGCGAGTATGGCGGACATATAGTCAACCTAGATATACATGATGGCAATACAGACTTAAAAGGTTCTCAAGAAACAGGCACAGGCAATGCAGACCACAATGCCAGAATATACACCTACAATGGTAGTGGTAATGATATCTTTTTTAAACAAAAAGGCAACGGAAACAAGACACTTTATTTTACAGTTAGAACTGACAATGGAGAACAATCCATGGTACAAAAGGGTGATGGCACTCACACAGCAACAATTGACTTAACAGGTTCTTACACAACAAATCTATCACTCACACAAGATAGTAGTTCAAATAAAGCCTACACTCTCACAAACAACTGTCAAACATCTTCTGGATGTAATATTTCAGTTACACAAAACTAAAACTATGACTAGAAAAACTTACGAACTACTACTATTGAGATACAACGAGATGCACACCGCTATATTAAAACCGTGTGCTGAGAAAGAGAAGTTTGCCACATTAATCCAAGAAGTAGAACTAAAACTAAAATCACTCGGTCAAGAGATACTTTACCCGAACGGCATGACTGCACTAGAGTTTGCAACAAAACTAGCTGCTGACGCCAACACTAAATAGTACCATGAAGAAAATACTATCACATTGGACTATTGCCTTTGTTACACTTTTAGTGCTGACATATATAGGATTTCAGGATCCGTGGGTCAAAGAAATACTACGACTCAAATCATTTGACTATGTACTACAGAACGAAGTAAAGACTCCTTCTGAGGCAGTATCGATAGTTACCATAGACGAACAAGCAATCGAAAAGTACGGTCAATGGCCGTGGAAACGAGATGTACTTGCTCAACTCATATTTGATTTAAGAAACGCACAGACAGGCATTATTGTAATGCCGTTATTGTTTAGTGAAGAAGATAGAATGGGTGGCGATGATGCGTTCTGTGAAGCGTTAGGATACGGTATAGTCATAGCACAAACCGGCACTACACAAAAGACAACTAGTAATGCGGTATCACGAGGAGTCGCAAAGATAGGCGACCCACTACCGCATTTGTTCGAGTGGCCGGGTATGGTCGGACCTTTACCTAAGTTAGCAGAATGTGCCGCAGGCGTTGGCGTTATCAATACAGCACCAGAGATTGACGGTGTAATCAGACGAGTGCCTCTATTGATGAAGATAGGCGAAGATGTCTATCCTAACATGGCAATTGAAACAATTCGTGTTGCAGTCGGAGACCCGTCATATCAAGTCAAGGCAGACAGCGTTGGAATAGTCGCACTAAGAGTGCCTGCTTATGCAACTATCAACACAGACTCAAATGCGAGGGTCTGGGTGCGATGGAATAAACAGTTTAAGACAATCTCTGCTAGTGCAACTAACTTTGATGAACTTGCTGGCACAACAGTCATTATCGCTATGACAGCAGAAGGTTTAGGCGGTGTCGTTGCTACACCGACAGGCGAACAGTATGACTATGTGATATCAGCACAGACACTACAGACGATACTAGACGGCGAAACAATCAAACG